CGGGCAGCTCCGCGTGAAAACCCTTTACCGCCTACCTGGTGGCGGGATCAGGCTTCGCAGCTTCAACCGCGAAGAGCATCCGGACGAGGAATACACCGCGCAGGAAATGCTCGACAAACAGATTGTCGTGGTCGGCCGGGTGTTTTGGTCCTCGGTCCTCTGGTGAGGTGCCCGTGCAGAGATCGATTTCCTCTTACGTCCTTGCGCTGGCCCTGACCGGGCTGGCATTCAGTTGTGCCACCTACCTTCTTGGATTTGATTTGCCCGTTTCGGTATTTGTCGTAAGCCTTCTGGCAGTGATGGTCGGCGGTCTCGCCTCATCGCTACGGCGGGAGGGCGGCGCCAAGACCGAAGATATCGTTACGATGGTTGTCGCAGTCATATTCAGCCTTTGGCTTCTTTCTCGCCTATCCAGCTAAAACCCCCTTCAGAAACCCATGCCCGCCATTGAGCGGGCTTTTTTTCGCCCTGAATAAACATTAATAAACAAAAGGTGTTGACGTGTTTATAAACGTGTTGTTTACTACACCCATCGCAGCGACAAACCAACGGTGCGACAGGGACTGAAGAGTCCTGCCAGCTCTTTAACAACCAGCGCCATGAACGACTACCCGGCCAAACCGGTTAGGTCACTCCCGGCACCATCGGTGGGAGGTCAGTAAACCGAAGGAAACAAAACGCTGCGCTTGTGAGGCGACCGGCGCCAGATGAAAGCCATTGAGGGGCTCAGTCTGGCGAGGTGATGACCGAACTGTGCGAATGACCCTGACGGGCGCAGTGAGTGACAAGACAGATTTCACTGGCAGCCCTTCTCACGAGGGGCTGACGGGAAATCAATCCGAGGAAGTGAGATGAACATTTCAGCATTTGAAGCAAGCGATGAGGTGGTAAATGAGGCTGCTGCCTCATGCGCAAATCTGCTGGCGAAATGGTTCGGTGGTGTCGATGAGGCGATTGCTGCCCTCGAAGCTGATCCTGCTGACTTGGCTGATCTTGTGATGCGCAGCCACATCAAACAGCGCCGCGACATGACTTTGAAGGCGTACATGCTGGATCACAGCTTTAGCCGCTTGGTTCTCGATCAGGTTCGTTAACTTAACCGCGTATTTCTGATGCCGCTTCTATGAGGCGGCATTGGAAATCAACGGAGAACACACTATGAGCGACATCTTCCACCAAGTGATGGACCAAAACTCATGGGCCTGCGGGAGTCTGGAGATTGAGCCAGGCATCCAGATGCCGGGCCGCGTGCTCGGCATTTGCATCGACATGCAGGACGCGGATGCACCGATCTTCATCAGTGCAGAGCAACTGCGCGCCCTTGCCGACGAGGTTGAATCGGCGTGAACACCATCGGCATTCGCAATAGTGCCCATCGGAGAGTGATTTGGGAGTGCGTAGCGCAGTGCTAACCCGGCAATGGCCATTCGCGATGGCATGAAGGGTTGCGTAGGTTCTGGCAAACGAATGGAGGACTGCAGGCCTCCTGACTAGTAGCCAGAAACCGAGGCTTAGCGCGCCAGCCGTGGAGGCTGGAGGTCGCCCAATGTGGGCCGCACACCCAAATCACTCTACCGATGCAGAAGCGGCGTGGAAAATCGAAGACACGCAAGGCGCAATCGGGAGCCAGAAAACAGCCCGTGCTACGGCAGGTAGGTGGCCAAGCAGAAACTGAGAGCCTTCGGGCCAGACTGCGAACACATCGGCGGGGCAGCGTCCGTCCTTCTGCATCACCCCATTCAACAGGTAGCCACTGCCTTCCCAGTGAGCGAGCAATAGGAGATTGCGATGGAGACCGGTCATGACTTTTTCGCCTTCGCCGGTAAGTGCAAAGAGATGAGCGAGGCACTCGTCGCGAATGACGCTTCGCTGCGATTGGTTCGCGGTTATTACGAGTGCCCGATCTGGGGCAGGCGCGAACACTGGTGGGCTCAGCGCGATGACGGATCGGTTATTGATCCAACTGTCCGCCAGTTCCCAACCTGCGGCGTAGGTGCGGAATACGTTGAGTTCGACGGCACCGTTACTTGCGAACAATGCGGCACCGAGTCATCCGAAGAAGATGCAGTGACCCACGGCAATTACGCTTTCTGCTCTGACCGATGCCTTCTCAGGTGCGTCGGGCTCTGAGCAACACCCCGCCTACACCAAAACCCACCCGAACACACCCCACTGCTCCATCCCCGCTGCCCATCGGCGCTTACGCGTTCTCGATGTAGCAGTCGTGTGTGTTTGGTTAATCAGCAAGGAGATTGAGATGCTCACTCAGCAGCGCCTCAAGGATCAGATTGAATACGAACCGGAAACTGGAAATTTCAGATGGCTTGTTTCGAAAGGACCTCGGCGGGCTGGGAGTGCAGCTGGCGGCGTAAGTGGCGGCAACTACAGGCGCATCGCAGTGGATGGGCGAATCTATTTAGCGCATCGCCTCGCATGGCTTTACGTTAATGGCTCCCTTCCTAAAGATGCGATTGATCACGCCAACGGCATAACAACAGACAACAGAATTACCAATCTCAGGATCGCCAGTAAAAGCCAGAACATGATGAATTCAAAGATTCTTTCGAAGAATTCGACTGGCGTTAAAAACGTAAGCAGAAACGGGTCGGGCTTCCTGGTCAGCATCAAAGCTGGGGATAAGCGAGTTTCTAAGTGGTTTTCCAATCTTTCCGATGCCGCCGATTGCGCTAAATCCCTGAGGGAATCGATGCATGGCGACTACGCCTGCGAACGTCTCAGTTAGCTCCTCAACAAGCCCTCTCCCAACCGCAAATAATTCACCGCGCTACAGATCACTGACGGCGCAAGGAGTCTTTATGGCTGTCAATCAGGCTTTTTCCAGAAGCACATTTTCAGCTGCGCAAGCGCGCTGGGACAACATGCAGCCGGATGACGACTCCGGGCGTGAGGAAGCGGCACGCGTCTGGATCGAAGACACCGCCGAGAACCTGATGCGCGGCTGTGATCTGGTGATTCGCCGCCGTCTCTGTTCCCCCATTGTCGTCGAGTACTCCACGTTCCTGTCCGAGGTTCAGACTCATCTGAATCAGCGGCAGATCGACGATGAAGATCCTGATGACTTCTTCGCTCAGCTGGTCATCGCGGCTCTTGGCGGGGCACCGGCCAAGACGTTTGCCTTGGGCCTGCTCGGTGAAGGCCAAACGCCGATGGGCAAGCTGTTCGATATCGCCGTGGCGCTGGTCGAGCCGCACGCCGAAGCGGGTCTTGAGGCTGAAGCAGAGGATGCAGACCTATGAGCCCGCACATCCTCATCGACGTTGCGCTTGAAGGGCTTGAGGACTGGGACTGCCCTGCTTTGAACGAGGTGTTGGTGCAGAAGCAAATCACCGACCACCTCACCAACGGCGTCATCACCATCCCTGAATTCCACCACTACTGTGAGCGCCTGGTGAAGATTCTCCAGCGGCGCGGGAGGCTTGCGGCATGACCACGCCAATCGTTCCATCCCTGATCGACGAACAGCTCGAAGAGGTGGAGCGCCGAATCGCTATCCTCGGATTCGGCCTACCGTTCAACGAGATCATCGGCAAGCCCCGCGAGATGCGGGTGTGTGATCTGAAACAACGCCTGGCGCCGAGCATGAAAGGGCGGCGGATCGCGGTGAGGGTTCGGCCATGAGTCGCAAGAATCGCCATTACAACTATGCGGACGTCCGCTACCAAATATCCGGGACCATGCAGTGTTGCGCATGCGGAAAGAAAATAACCGAAGGCCCTTATCGCTATCACGAAACAGCTGATGCCTACGTTTCGTGCCACCGTGCCTGCTGCCCAGACGATCCGAAGTGGTTGGCTATGGATCAAGCAGAGCAAGAATCAATTGAGCGGCGACGTCTATTTGAAGCGGACGTTCTGGCCTTCTACGACAAGTGGGGTGGACTCGACGACGATGATTTCATGTCGATCGTAGCCATCAACAGGTGAAGCCATGAACAGTTACCAACACGCCAAACGCTGGGCATTCTGGCGCGGCAGCTTCTTCACCCTGCTCTTCTGCTCTGCCTGGATGATCGCCAGCGCTTACGCACCGCACTGATTCAACCCCCACCCTATTCAATCGCAGCGCCCCGGCACACGGATGGCGCGGGAGACTCCGCATGTCTGCAGAAAAAGAACTGATCGTTGCGCCGCCACAGGAAACAGCGCTGGCCGTCTACAGCGCACCGAAGGGGCTTGAGCCTTGGCTGCAAAAGATCCGCGTCGAGGTCGACGCCTTCAACGCAACGCTGCCCGAGCTGAACACGGTCAAGGGTAGAAAGCTGTACGCCTCGATGGCCTACAAAATTGCCCAGACCAAGACGGCTCTGGAAAAGGTCGGAATGGCACTGTCCGCTGAGCAGAAGGAGGTGCCGAAACGAATCGACGCCGAGCGCAAGCGCGTGTGGGACATCCTTGAATCATGGCAAGCCGAGGTGCGCAAGCCGCTGGATGACTGGCAAGCCGCCGAGGATGCTCGGATTGATCGCCACCAGGACCAAATTCAATGGCTTGAGGGGCTGGCGAATGTCGAGACACTTTTTGCCCTTGGCATTCGGGACAAGATCGAAAGAGTCGAATCTTTCATTGTTGACGAAGGTTTTGAGGAGTTTGAAGCCGATGCACTTAAGGCCAAGGCGAAAACTTTGGAGTTTTTGCGGGCTGCGCTGACCCGGCAAGAAACCTACGAGGCTGAACAGGCTGAACTGGAGCGGCTGCGCGAGGAAGCGGCAGCGCGAGCGAAGGCTGATCACGAAGCCGCAATTGCCCGCGCGGCCTCTGAGAAAGCCCAGCGCGAGGCTGACGAGCGTGCCGCTGCAGAATTGGCGGCAGCCGCAAAGCGCGAGCAGGACCTGAAAGACCAGGCCGCCGCCCAGCAGCGCGCCTCAGAACTTGCTGCGAAGGAAGCAGCTGCAAAAGCTGAATACGATCGTATCCAGCTGCAAGTAAAAGCAGAAGAGGCTGTCCGCGCTGCCGCTCAGGCTGAGGCCGATAGGCATGCCGCCATCCAGAAGGCCGAGCAAGACCGCATCGCTGCCGAGAAACGCCAAGCCGCAGCGGTTGAGCAGGCTCGATTGGCCGAGATTGCACGCCAGGAGGCCGAAGCCGCCGAAGTGGCCCGCCAGCAAGCAGCCCGCGAAGCCGATCAGGCGCACAAGATCAAAGTTATGGGCGCTGCCAAAGAGGCATTGATCGGCATGAATATCAGCGAGGAACTGGCGAAGGCCATCGTTCTCAAGATCTGCCGCCGCGAAGTGCCCCACGTCACCATTAATTTCTGAGGAGGACGTCATGTCCACCGAAATCATCATGCCCGAGCAGCGCGGTCGGAACGTTGCGCCAATCTCCAGCGACAACAGCATCATGGCGGTTATCAGCCGTGCGGCCGCCGATCCGACCTGCGACATCGAGAAGATGGAGCGGCTGCTCGCCATGCACGAACGCATGCAGGCCAAGACGTCTGAACAGGCATTCAACGCAGCGATGGCCCAGATGCAGTGCGAAATCCCGACCGTGTTCGAAGCTGCGGTCAACCTGCACACCGGCAACGCCTACGCCACCCTGGACGACATTTCCCGGATCGTGAAGCCGATCATGCAGAGGCACGGCTTCGCGATCACCTTCAAGGTAGAGAACCTCGACAAGGCGATCAGCGTGACCGGCATCTTGATGCACCGGGACGGGCACCGCGAGCAAACAACGATGACCCTGCCGGCCGACATCGGCAAAGGCAGGAACGATGTGCAAGCGGTTGGATCATCGACCACCTACGGCAAACGCTACGTCATGAGCGCCCTGCTGAACATCACAACTGGCGAGACGCGGGACGACGATGGTCAGTCGTCAGACGGTTCCGACTCCGCCGACATGCGGGCTCAGGCAGTCGCGGACATCATCGAGCGGGTCGAGCAAACCAAATCGCCTGACGAGCTCAAGGATGTTTGGCAGGCCGCGTTGAAGGTCCTGCAGGCCAGCGGCGACAAGACCGGTTACGACGCGGTGAAGATCGCAGTCACGAAACGCAAAGAGGCCTTGGAGGCAAAACCATGATCATCATCAACTGCGCCCAAGGCAGCGATATCTGGCTCAAAGAGCGCGCCGGCTGCATCACCGCCAGCATGTTCAGCACCGCCCGCTCCAAGGTGAATGGCTTGAACGCCCAGCAGCGTAAGTACGTGGACGCCATGCTGGCTGGCAAGAGTGAAGCGAAAGCTATGGAGATTGCTGGCTACAAGGCAGGCCCCAAAGCTGAAGTCGTTCAGCGCGCTCTTGATGGCGAGACGGTGGGTGAGCCGTCGAATGCGGCGCTGACCTACGCCTTCGAACTGGCAGTCGAGCGAATCGGCGGCGCGCCTCTGGATGGCGGTTTCGAAACATGGCAGATGCGGCGCGGCCACGAACTGGAGCCTGACGCTCGAATGGAGCATGAGCTTCAGACCGGGCTGATCGTGACCCAAGTCGGCCTCGTCAAAACAGACGATGGTTTCTTCGGCGCCAGTGCAGACGGCTTCATCGGCGCCGACGGCGGCAGTGAGTACAAGTGCTTCTTGGCTCCGGACAAGCTTCGAGCCTTTCACATCGACAACGACGCCAGCGACGTGATCGACCAGGTGCAAGGGTGCATGTGGATCACAGATCGCAAGTGGTGGCACATCGGGATGTACTGCCCACTGCTCAAACCGGTCGGCCGCCAGCTCTGGTGGCGCGAATTCAAGCGCGATAACGACTACATCGAAAAGCTCGAAGAAGACCTTTGGGAATTCAAGCTGCTTGTCGATGGCTACGAAAAGCAACTTAGGAGTCAGGCAGCATGAGAGGCGTTAACAAAGTCATCCTGGTTGGCACATGCGGACAAGATCCTGATGTCCGCTACCTGCCGAACGGCAACGCTGTCACCAACCTGAGCCTGGCTACCAGCGAGCAGTGGACGGACAAGCAGACGAACCAGAAGGTCGAGAAGACCGAATGGCACCGTGTCTCGCTGTTCGGAAAGGTCGCTGAAATCGCCGGGGAGTATCTGCGCAAAGGGTCCCAGGTCTACATCGAGGGCAAGCTACAGACCCGCGAGTGGGAGAAGGACGGCATCAAGCGTTACACCACGGAAATCGTGGTGGACATGCAGGGCCGCATGCAACTGCTCGGCGGCAAGCCTCAGGACGGCCAGCAGCGACAGTCTCATCCGCAGGGCGGCGCAGCACGGCAACCAGCACCACGTCAGCAGCAGGCGCCGCAACAAAATCAGCAGGCCGCGCCACCCGATGACTTCGACGACGATATCCCGTTTGCACCACTCCACCACCTCGCAGGTGCCTGATCATGAGTACCAACAATAACCACTACTGGAACATCCAGCACATGCGCGACAGCATCGACCGGCTGCTGGCCGCTTCGAAAGACTGGAAGCCAGCCGACGCCGAGCGCGGCGAGGCAACCATCCTGAAGCTGGAGAAGCAGATCGAGCAGGCCAAGGCCGAGATGCTGACCAGCCGATGAAAAGATCAGTGCCACAGCGCCGCAAGCGAGCGGCGCAACACCACCTACCTCCCAGCGGGCTCAAGGAGACCGACCATGGAAAAGACGCCATCAGGAGTTGTAAGCCTTCCCTCATGGATGACCTCGGTAAAGAAGCTCTACAACACCCGGAGCGGAGGCCAGTACCGGCCTGAGGATGTTGCACTGGTCTTCGCTCTCAGCCTGCGCACCCACAACAGCGCCGACGAGCTCAGAAAGCTGGCTTGGCGTCTGGTCGATAAGGTCTGCCTGGAACATCAGCCGAACATGAAGCGCTTGAGCCGAGAGCCGGACGACGCCAAGGTGTTCGATGCCGCACTTCGGATCATCAACCGAGTCTGCGATCTGCTTAACTGCGGCCCCGGCGAGTTCGAACGGAGTGCTGCGTAATGGCTTTGAATCAGAAGCAGCGCGACGAGCGCAGGCACGAGAAGGCCGCCAAGTTTCAGGAAGAGGACTTGAGGCTGAAGGTTCGACCAGGGACTAAGCAGGCCCTGCTGGAGTTGATGCAATGGTCAGGCATCGAGGAACAGGGCGAGGCCATGACACTGATGATTCATCATCTGCATGGCCTGGGACCGAAAGGCTCGGCACCATTCCTAGCCGCACCGCGCCACGTTTTCGTGATCAAGCAAAACGTGGCGCGACTATTCGATCAGAAAAGCATGCTGATGATTCAGAAAGATCCGGGCGACGAGATCATCAGTCCAGCTTGATCTGACCCGAATGGAATTTCTTCCAAAACTCCTCGAGGCTTTTCCCAGCAGCAGATAGATCGTCTTGAAGCCTTGCGAAATCAGAGTCGCCCGCAAGCTGATCTGGATCTTTGCGCTTTGCGTAGGACTCTGCCTTAGACGCCTTGCTCATTAGATCGCCAGCCAAGCGTCGATACTCTTCAAGCCATTCTTGCTTTTTCATTGCTACTCCATCCCGGCCCCATGCCGGTCACCACGTATAGCCCACCACCAACCTATTCGCCACCGAACTTTCGGAGGCTTGATTCTGTGCGGAGATTTTCATGAGCAAGGACACCAAGATTCTGATCCCGGAGATTCCCGGCGAATGGACGGAGCGTACCCGCAGCGGGTTGAAGTGCATCTGGAATGACGGCTGGCACGGCAAGCCGCATCGGAATGGTCTGCCCTATGTCGAACTGACTGCGCCGGAGAAAGGGCTGTATGCCGAGCGCATCGACGGAGCCTGGTATTGGGTATCTGGATGTGCCAAATGCACCGGCAGCGGCGAGCGGTACAGCTACAGCGTGTGCGAAAAGCATGATGTGTGCATCCGTTGCAGCACCCACCGCTCACTACTAACAGAGACACCGTGGGGTCATCCTGACGGCTTTATCTGCAAGCCATGCCAGGACCGTGAGGACGCTGCAGCCAGAGCCGAAGCACTCGCCAAGGTCGCGGAACACGACTACGACGAGTGGGACTATCACGCCCAGGACGAATGCAAGTGCCCGCACTGCGCAACCGTAATCCACATTGAATCCGAGGACTACGGAGACAAGAACATGCACTGCGACACCTGCGGCGGGGAGTTTGAGCTGACCACTGAGTACAGCGTGACCTTCACAACTCGGGTGATTGGCGACCGAATCACGGCCTGATAACACCAGCGCATCAGCCGCCACCTCAACAGCAATGACAGCCTCAGCGATCGGCTGAGACTTCATATGCCAGACGCTGGATAGTGGTTGCCGCAATGACGCTTTGCTTGCTCAATCCGGAATTCGCACCGATCAGATCAACTGCGCCCTCACAAAGCGCCTGCACGTGGACGCCTTGTGTTCTTGCTGCCAGCAGGAGCGCTTTGATCGCCATCTGCATCGCCAATTCCCTGTCTTCGCTCATGACCTTCTCCCTTCCTGTGGAGAGGTAAGCGTAGGCCATTCCCAACCGCATGGAATCGAACCATGAGCCAGCAGCACCAGATTCTGGTCGGCGACTGCATCGAGATGATGCGGACGCTGCCGGAGAAGTCAGTTCACACCTGCGTGACGAGCCCGCCCTACTTCGGCTTGCGGGATTACGGAGTCGAGGGCCAGATCGGTTTGGAGGAAACACCCGCCGAGTTCATCGCCAGGCTGGTCGACGTCTTCCGCGAAGTGCGTCGAGTACTCCGAGACGATGGCACTGCCTGGGTGAACATGGGCGATAGCTACGCCGGCAGCTGGGGCGCTCACGGTCGGGATGACATGGGCGTCGGTGTCTCAACGATCAGCCAGCGGCAGGTGATGGCGAGCCAGCGCAAGGCCAAGGCAACCTCCCACGCCGAGTACAAACCAAAGGATCTGATGGGCATGCCTTGGCGCCTCGCCTTCGCGCTACAGGATGACGGCTGGTATCTGCGACAGGACATCATCTGGCACAAGCCGAACCCTATGCCGGAGTCGACGCGGGACCGATGCACGAAAGCCCATGAATATCTGTTCCTGCTCAGTAAGTCGCGCCGGTACCACTGCGATATGCAGGCGATTCGTGAGCCGGCCGCTTACGGGCCGACGCCAACCGGGGTGGGCTTCGGTCACGGCTTCGATGCGGTACCGAAACCGCGAGTGACTGTCCCTGCCGGCTGGGACACCTCTACCGGCGAAGGCGGACACGGAGCATTCCACAAGGACGGGTCAGCCAGAAGCAATCGTGACAGCTTTCAGCGCGAAGGCTCGAAGCGCGAGCAGGCGATACCAGGCCAGAGCAAAGGCACGCACCGCCCAGATCGGGAGCCGAGCAGCTGGGATCTGCTGACGCGAAATAAGCGCAGTGTCTGGACTGTTGCAACGCACAGTTTCAAAGGCGCCCACTTCGCCACCTTCCCGCCTGACCTGATTCGGCCTTGCATTCTGGCCGGCGCCCCGCGCGGCGGACTGGTGCTCGACCCGTTCGGCGGTGCCGGTACCACGTCGCTGGTATCAATGCAGGAAGGCCGGCGGTCGATCCTGTGTGAGCTGAATCCTGAATACGCGGCGATGGCTCGGGCACGAATTGAAGCAGCCTGGCTTGATGGCGCGGCGCAGATGGATGTTTTCAACGACGCCACGCCCGCCGCTTGACCACCCCCAAAGTAACCTCCAGAGGTTACATCTCGAAAAGTAACCTGATTGGGTTACAGGGATATCGCCATGCCTGAATCGCCAAGCGCGCAGCACCAGGTGGTCGCCACCATCATTAGCCCATCGGAAGGCAGCACGGTGATCAGCTTTCGCCAACTGCCTTTCGAACCGATCACGCCAAAGCAGGCCCGAGAAATCGGCCGCCAAATCATCCAAGCCGCCAATGCCGCCGACCAGGGCGAAGTGGGCACGTATCCGCAGGAGGGGTTATGAGTCAGGAATTTGTGAGCGTGCCGCGTGAATGGCTTACGCAAGTGTCGCTGATGCAGATGTCGCATGAGGAACTACAGGATCAAGCGGTTGAGTTCCTGTGCGAGCCATGCGACGAGCCCGCACCGCCAGCTGGCGGGGAGGTGGAAGTGCTGGGCCACATGATCGACGACGGCACGGCAAAGTCTTACCACAAGGCATTCCCGCATTGGGCGGCCGGGTACGAATTAACCGAACTGGTAGACCGCGCCCACCTCACCCGCCTGCAGGCCGAGAACGCCGCACTCCAGCAGCGCCTGACAATTTCCGATCAGCGTGTCGACGATCTTGAATCCGACATCGCCGCAGCGCGAGAGCTCCTGAAGCACGGTAGCTCGCCAACCCCTGCACATTGCGAATCGGTTTTGGATTTCCTCGCCGGCCAATCCGCGCCAGCCGCGGCGCCACTTGATCCGGTTCACGGCGATGTGCTCCCACCAATCGGCAGCACGGTACAGATCCAGCTTGGCGACAGCGGTTGGTTCGATCACACCGTGACCGGCTATTACGCCTGGCCCAACCATGGGCTGGACAAGAACGTGCACCGTGTATTCGTTCGCGTGAAGGACGCTGCTGGAACGCCAAACGCGCGACTTCTTGCCGACGTCCGCATACCGTCGCTAGCCACCCCGCAATAACCCCGCCGCCCGTTCGGCCCCACCCTATCCCTATTGCCTGCTGCGCCTGAACGCGGCGAAGGAGAAGTCATGCTCGATTCAGCAATTCACCAATCCCTGAATGCACTCTCACCAACCCAGCTGGCAAAGCTGCTCGTCATGCGCAAAGGCCTCGAATTTGGGTACGCCTACACCGCCACGAATGATGACGTCGTAGATCTGGCGTATCTGGCTGCCGCACCGGGCGACCTGCTCGACTCTCTGTTTGATGAAAATGAACACGACGACGCCATCAACGAGGTCCGTTACGAAGCCGAAGACGTCCGCGGCATCCCTTCCTGGTGCCATTACAGTTGGGAGCGGAATTACGAGGTCGACGTGAAAGCGTTCATCCTTCCCGATGGCCGTGCGCTTGCCTTTTGCGAGATGAGCGGGGGCGGTAAGCACGGCGAGCCAGACGCCTACCCTTGGGTTGAAGAGGCGAAGTTCATCAAGGTTTCCGGCGTAGAAGAGCGGGTCATAAAGACCTACAAGTTCGAGGAGATTCCGGAAGCGCCCGAGGTTTCGCCATGACCAGCCGAGACCAATTCGAACAGGCTTACGCCGAGGACCACAACTGCACGCTGGAATGGTGTCAGAACCAGCGCCTGAGCAATGGCAGCTATCTGGATCGGTACATGGCCCGCGCCTGGCACTGGTGGCAGCGCGCCAAGGAGGCGGCATGAGCGCACCAATTGAACCGCAGGAATACCTCTACGGCGTGAAGGTCGTCCAGATCGAAGACTTGCGGGTAGCGCGGGGGCTGACGCGCAGGCCGACATCTTCATGCCAACACCGGAAGCTCGTCTACGACCACAACGAGCGCCGCATCTGGTGCAGTGATTGCGAGACCGAGGTTGAGGCCTTCGATGCATTTGAGGGACTGGTGAGCATGTTCAGCGCGGCGGCTGGGCGGATCAAGCGCCGCGAGGCTGAGCTGGCTGAGGCCGAACAATTCCAGGCGCGCAGCCGGGCGGCGAAGGTGATGGACGAAGCCTGGCGCAGCACAAAGACCGCGCCGCTATGCCCGCACTGTAATACCGCAATCCTGCCCGACGACGTTGTCGGTGGTGTCGCCAAGGCTTCGAAAGCCCTGGTGCTTGCCGCGCGCAAGCGCACATCTGACAAGTAACCCCTTCCCCATCTATCCACATGCCTGCCGGTGTACGGCGGGCGGGAGATACTCATGCCAAAAATCAGCGTTACCACCACCGTTACCACCGTCTTCGAAGTGCCCGAGGGCCTGACTATCGAACAGGTTCGACACCAAGCACTGCAAACCTTGAGTGATATGGAAGAACTCACCGATTCGATCGTGGCGCATCAGGACGTAGCGCTTAATCAGGTGTACCTGGGCGATGCCGTGAGCTTGGCGCTCTCAGTTGAAAATGTCATCGCTGAAGGCATTGCTCACCCGATCAACCCCGCATAGACCCCGGACGGAGGTAGCCAACATGAAGCGCGAACTGATCAAGATCAGCGAATTCCGCCGCCGGCGCTGGGGGGAGAACGGTACACCCCCCTGCTCCCAGGCGATCCGCAACTACATCCGAGACGGCAAGCTTCCGGGCGAGCAAATCGGGAAACTCTGGTATATCGATTGGGCGGCCTTCAACAAGTCCGCCGGCAACGAGCTCGTAGCGATGGTATTGAAAGGAGCTGCATGATGGTCCCACGGCCGCGCAACAAGTCAAACAGAGGCTTGCCGCCTAATCTCTACCTGGATGATCGGCGCGGCACCTATCGCTACCGCAGGCCAACCGACGGCAAATGGTTTCCGTTCGGGGCCGATCGGGTCAAGGCGGTGGACGCGGCCAAGCAATTGAACCTCGCCTTCATGCAGGGCGCCGACCTGGTTAATTCAGTGATGGGCGAGTCTGCCGAGCTGTTCACCGCATTCCTGACCCAGTATGAAAAGAAGGTGCTGCCTCCTCGCGAGCTCTCCCAAGGGACGCTCGACCTGTACGGAGTGCACTTTCGACGTTTTCGGAAGGCGTTCGAAGGCAAGGCCATCGACCAGATCACAATTCGCATGATCGCCGAGCTGCTGGATTCGGTAACGCCTCGTACTGCAAACCAGTGCCGCGCGCTGCTGATCGACATATTCAACCACGCCGCAGCGAAGGGGCTGTGCCCCGACAACCCCGCAATGAGCACGATCAGCCGGATCGAAAAGAAAGCCCGCAAGCGCCACACCGTCGAAGGCCTGAAATCCATCCGGGAGAAATCGCCCGCTTGGCTGCAGAACGCAATCGATCTGGCGCTGATTACAGCGCAGCGCCGCACCGACATTCTGTCCATGAAGTTTGAAGACGTGAAGGATGGGTACCTCTACGTGGTCCAGCAGAAGACCGCCAAAGCTTCGGACATGGCATGGATCCGGTTCAGGGTCACACCAGAGCTTCAGCGGGTCATCAGCCATTGCCGAGACAACATCGTCTCCCCGTTTCTCATCCACCGGCGGCCGGAGCGAAAGAAACAGAAGCAGGCTGAAACGAAAGAGCACTGGACCAAAATTGAGGAACGGTATCTGACCAGGGCTTTCAAGGAGGCGCGGGAGGCAGCGGATTGTTACAAGGGATGGAAAGAAGAAGAGATGCCGGGCTTCCATGAAGTCAGAGCGCTGTCACTGCACCTGTACAAGAAAGCCGGAAAGGATGGGCAAAAGATTGCTGGTCACGCCAGCGAGGAGATGACCAAAAACTACCAGAAGGATCACGCTGAAGTGGTCTGGTCAGAGGCCGTTCCTGACCTGGATATCAGCGAAATCGCCGGATAGTTTTGCGCCAGTTTTGCGCGGGTTTTGCGCCGACCAGAAATGAAAAAGGGAATCAAGCCTGTAAGTAGCTGATTCCCTTTACAAAATATGGTCGGGACGGAGTGATTCGAACACTCGACCCCTAGCACCCCATGCAAGCGGACTGGCCTACAGCCCGCATAACATAAGGCTCTCTGGCTTGGCGC